TCAAAGATTGGGTCTCCCGCACCGGTAGAATCTATTAACATCGGTATCTTAGGTAGGTTGTTAATAACTTGCTTTGTCTGTCTCCAATCCTTTTGAAAACGCTCAAAGTAACAAACCGAGCCGTTTTTATCTAGTCCTATGATTACAGTAAAGTCAACCGACTTGGCTAAATCAATCCCAAACGCAATAGGAGGCTCATAGCTGAGTTCAAACGTACACTGCTTGATATAACTACTCCCGAAAGGATTAGAGGCATTTTCAGCCGGATTAGCCATATATTCCTGTTCGAAGACTACCTGAGGTAGCTGAAGCCTTGCATCGTCTATTTCGCCTCGGTCTATATAAGGGTTATCGTAGGTAGTAAATTTAAAGGACTCCCAGTCAGGCTCTCCCGATTTTAGGAATAAAGAATAAAAGAATTTCTTACCCTTGGGAGTGGAAAGGAATAAAGCTCTACCTATATAATCGGTTAAGGTAGGTCGGATTGCGTTCTGCCATCCCTCTTCTAAGTTAGGAATAAAAGAGCCTTCGTCTATTACGGCTAAATGAAACTTTCTTCCCCTTAGGTTATCTAAGCGTTCCCCCGTAAAGAAGTAAACGGCTCCATCATTAGGGAACTTGATTGAAAGTTCAGACTTGTTATTCTCGAAAGGTAAAGCCTTAGTAAGTTTATCAAAGAATACTTTTGCTAAGTTATATGTTGGAGTAATATAAGCTACTTGTTTTCCTTTTAAAGCATCTACGATTATCTCAATTTGTGCAAGTTCACTCTTCCCAAATCTTCGACCGCACATAACAACTCTGAAACGTGCTAAACTGTCAAGGATTACTTGTTGGTTGACGTGTGGTTGAGGTAGCTCTATTCGCATAAATTTAAATAGATTTTTACCTTATTTTTTCAGTCCTATTTAACATAATAATGTCTAGGTATTGAATAGGTATGCACTAGGTATGCAATACCCCGTAAGAAGAATACTAATACTAATATTACTTAAAAGAGTATAATACAAGAAAAGAAAATATATAAAAGAAAAGAATTTAGAGCCGTTTTAAGACGCTATAATTTTTGACAATACTTTATATTACTTTGAAAAGATAATCGAACCTTGATACTTTAAAATGCGTGTGGTGCGATTCTACGTTATAGGATTGTCTTACCGTTCACAAAAACTACTTCTATCCTAGAATCTGACTGCACTTGTTGGGTTTCTTTTGGCTTTCCGTAAACCCTCGTTAATAATGTTTCAACCGAATACAATGAACCCTTCTCCAAACTTTTCCTCATCGCATTTGCGATTGTCTTTTCCAAGATTGTAGCCTTCGGGTTATCCCAAACTTCTTTTAAATCATCCAAATCCATCTGAAGCATAACCTGGATAGTATCGTTAATTTCGGATAGCTTATATCCTTGCTCCCTTAAAAGGGTAACATACTTCTTCGGTCTGCCATTTGGATTTGCTACTTCTCCCTTCTTAAATTGATGTTTTATAATGTCTTTGGCTGCCATTGTGCTATTAGTGTGCTATTTCTTAAAAGGTAACCCATTAAGGGTATTCGCTTAAAAATATAGTATAATCGTTATTATCTTGATATTTTTGTGTTTCTCTTGCCCATAAGTAATCGCACTTACTCAAGCCTTCATCTTTCATCTTTCGGTATGGGGTGTCTTGCCCGACATCGTGTCCTATGTGTTCAGACCTTAAATCGTGCAAATAGTAGTTTATGTGACCAGTCATCTTTAACCGATAGGCATAATCAGAATCTTGCATTCCGTAAGGGTCATAAGCCTCGTTAAAGTAACCAATCTTTTCTATTGCTGCCATCGGTATTAAGACATTTCCGAATGAAGCATCTTGTGGGTGTATTTGTATTCCGTTAATTGTTTGTAGGGGATTGATTCCTTCTACGCAATGTATTCCGCACATTCCTGTATTAGGAATATTTAAAGCCGCTTCTACCATTCTTAAAAGCCAACTATCTGGCATTAAAATATCGTTTGCCATTGTTACTATGGCATCAAAGGCTTTGCTTCTTGAGATTCCATAATTTAAGGCTCTGGATATTCCTTTCATTTCTACTTGAGTAAAAGAAAAGTCATACCCTGCATTTGAGAAATTATGGTTCTTTACTTGTTGAGTGAAGTCGTGTCTTTCGTAATCTAAAAAGATAATATTAACGAGCATTGATACCGATTTCTTTTACAGGTACTCCTGCGTATTTATGAAAAGGTTTTAGAATAGATTTCTTTCCTACAAAAGCCGAAGCACCAATCATACACCCTTCGGGTATTCTTAACTTCTGATGTATAACTGCGTTTAGTCCTATGTTACAATTTCTTTCGATTATAGTATGACCGCCTACTTTTGCTCCGCAACTTATTGTTACATTCTCGGCAAGTATTGCATCGTGACCTATATGCGAGTGCTTCATCAAATAACAATCCCTACCGATTACAGTTCTTTTGTCCGTACCAGAATCAACAGTAACTAATCCTGTTAATCTTGCTCCGCTCATTATTAGGACTAACCCTTCAATATGCTCATATCCTTTCCATTCTGGGGGCGAACCAATAATACAATATTCCCCAATATATGCACCGGGTTCTATTATTACTCCGGGATATATTATTGCGGTAGGATGAATAAACATTAGTTACTAACCTTTAAGAATTTAATATCATTTACCTTGCCCACGATAATTTCGTTCCTTTCGATTATGTTTATTAATTCCCTTATTAGCCTTTCCTTTTCTTCTCTTTCCGAAAGATATCTTTCCAATAGTTCCTGATTTAGCCATAACTCAACTACCATTCATTGATTGATATAATTGTTTTCTTTTCTCGTTTACTTTAAATAAACTAAAGTTTGCAACTGCCCATTCGAATAGTTCCAAACCCTTTTCCTGTCTATAAATAGCATCTTCGGTAACTTTTTTAATCTCCCTATACCAATCCCCTTGCTGATTAACTTGTATCATTGGCGAGTTTAAATAAGGCTCAACATTACTACCGATAACAGGAATTTTCTTTGAAGCCGCCTCTAAAAGTTTTAGATTAGATTTCATTGAATTAAACTTCGTTGCTCTTAAAGGAACGATAGAACAATCAGCATCATTGTAAAAGTTCATATATTCGGTAACCGGAAGGAATCTTCTCGTGTCTCCTAACTTTAAACCACAAGTAAAGTTTGATATCATCCGATGCCAAATTGCAGCCGAACCCTCTCCAGAATCATCAAAGCCACAAAGTTGGAAATGAATCTTACTTCTCAAAGAAGAATCGGAAGCGACTTTCTTAAAAGGAAACTGAATTAATTTAATATCCTCTTCGTGAGTTATTGAGCCTGTATAAACAAACTTGACTTTGTCGGTGTATTCTCTTACATCTGTGAATTGGTCATTACCATACGGAAGAGCGTTTGGTAAAATAGCAACATTCGAGTTTATAGGTCTAATTTCATTCCATAGCTTTTCGTTAGTGCAAGTAACTAAATCTGCTTCTCTAATGTGATTAATGATTTCTTGTGTTGGGTAAACACTCTCTAAAATATGCGACCTATCTAATATCCAATAATCATCAATATCGCAAATCATTTTAAAGCCATACTTCTTCCTTTTCTCTAAAAGAGTTTCCAGATTAGTTCCTGCAATAAAACGATTAAACAAAAGAATATCGAAGTTTTCTTCTAATACTTCATCCGTTAAAGTATCAGTAAAGAAAGCATAAGTTTTCTGTAAATAGTAAACCGGAAGCATTAATCGGTGGTAACCAACTCCGCTTCCTTGTGATGTTAAAACAAGTATTCTCATTTTTTAGGTCTGCCTCTTTTCTTTGTTGGTAAAACTATCTCTTGACTTTGCACTTCTGTTTGTTCACTTATTACTTGACTTTGCACATTCGATTGTTCAAAAAGTACAATTAATCTTTTAAGCATATCAAATACACACTCGCCACACCAATAGGTTAAATGAAATTGACCATCTAAATATTCACGATACATTCTTTCGTATTCCCCAAGAACATCAAAAGGAATGTTACGAGTAAATCCAAGTTTAACCGATTCAAAGTTTATTATGTGTTGCTTACAGTAATCAATGTCTTTTTGATTCATACAAATTATTTAAAAAGTTTTTAAAGAATGGCGATACTACTCCCGCTCCAAACATTACAATTGTCATATCCGTAACCCAATTGGGTAACCAATACAAAGCTAATGCAGTCCAAGCGGTTAAGCATAAAGTACAATTAAATGGTTTAAAATCTAAATTCCATTTAAAGGGAAAACGATTTTGAGAAATAAAATAAAAAGTAAAAAAGTTAGCTGCTAAAATAATTTCAATCAAGTTCATTGTTTCTGATTTTATATTTTAAAAGTGTCTTGGCTTTGCGAATTGTTTTAAGTAAAGAGCGATAAGGAATCTTTGTTTCTCTTGAAATTGCTAATAGGTTTTTATTGTGCGAATATAGTTTTAAAAGTTCCGCTTCGTACCAATGCAAAACATCCATTCCTTGTTCGAGTTTAATAACCAGAGATTCATCATAATCTTCTTTTGGCGATTCGTAGGTAACAGGGATTTCTTGGTACACTTGTCTAAACTTACGATAAAAGTTACTTCGGTCTGACTTTGCCATATTGAGGATAGTGCGAACAATAAAATACTTTAAATACCCTTGTTCGTACATCATAAAAAGTTTATCCGTATCCATTTCGCAAAGGACAAGAAAAACCTCTTGTTTAAGTTCATCTTGGAGTTCTACCGGTTGCATTTTACC